CGCCCGTTTCGTGGTAGAATATGAGTGACAAGCTCGCACTCTACCACGTGGGCCGCTCTCATTCGCTGGGGGCGGTTCTCTTTTTAGGGCATTACAAATCGGGTTATAGGAGCGCCCTTTTTAGGGCCTCCGAAATCTCGGTATAGAGCAAAATTTAGCACACGTGCGGCTGGCCGTTGTCGGAGGTGAACCCGGCAAAATTGTCGGCGCAGTCGGCAAAGTCTATAATTCCATCTCCATCGGCTAACAAAAACCCGACCGGTTTCGCCATCTTCCATCAGGGCAAGGCAAGCCACACGGCACACACCGCCCTCGCTTAATGGTTCGTTCGTCTCTTTCGCATATACCGCCCACAGATCAGCAGGGGCAGGGATAATCTGAATAATCTTTTCGTTCATAGCTCATTTCTCCTTTTTTATGTATGAATTTTTGTGCATTTCCATCCAGTCCTCAAGGCGCTGCGTCACCAGCCAGCCGGAGCGGTTGCGCCTATGGAACACGGTGGGCGCTCCATCCTGAAACCGCTCCGCGTCTCGGACGGCCTGGGCCATAGCCTCCGGCACATTCAGCCGCTCGTTGCGCTTGCACTCGATATGTACACCGGGGAGGCCGGACAAGTCCGGCACCTCTCCATAGCTCTGCACCCGGCCCGGCTGCACGTCGTAGCCGTATCCCTGGAGTATGCGGGCAAGCTCCAGCTCACCCGCACGGCCCTTGCGCTGGCTTGCCCTACCCATTGGAATCTCCATTCAGCTCGTTGCTGATCACCTCCAGGTGCTCCGCAATTTCCTCCAAAGCCTGCGCAATCTTCACTAATACGTTGTATGTAGCATCATTCATTGTTTCGCTGTCTCCCTTACTTTTTGTCCTGCGCATCTTGTGGAAATCATGGAAATGATGGAATTTATGCCGCATCATTTCCATTGTTTCCATCATTTCCAGCCATAGCCGGGTTAATAAAATATGCTATCTGAGTCCGATTGTTATACCCCACATCGGTTTCAACTTCCTGGAGGTATCTGCGCTCTACCAGGATATTCAAGGCTGCTGTCATGTCCTCCGCTTTGCCAAATTTTCCTCGGCATAGCCTGGTTAGTTCTGAGCGGGTCACCCTGTTCAGCCGGACAGCAGACAGACGCTTTAGAATATACTTTGCATCCGCTTGGCTTTCGTTTGCCCCCATGAGCTGATAGGCGGCCTCTGCGTGGCCGGAAAAGAACTCCCCGAGACTTGTAGCTGAGGCCATAGTTTCCGCGCTTATGGGGGAGTCTGTGGGCGGCCCCAGGCACTCCGCTGCGTGCATCAGCGCCGCGATACGGACAACGGCCCCGGTCAATTTGCCGCCCCAGTCCCGCATGAACTCCCACTCGCTGCCCAGCTTCTTTTCTATGTACGCCTGGTAGCTCTTGCGCACCTCGTCGGCCTCCGGGGAAAGCCTGATGATACCGCTCCCCTGGTCGCTCAGAATCCGGCGCACAAACGCCCGGTATTCATCACGCACACGGTCAGGGACAGGCGGCGGGGAGATTGCCCGGTGTCCAACTTTTGATTTGCAGACAGCATATAGGAATCTTCCACACAATCCCCGCCCCCGGAAGGTGGAGTTATTCATTACCCCATTCAGAACGTCCGGCTGAATGGTAAGCATCATAGTCAGGCGCGGGGCCTTTATGTGGTTTGCTTTCCGTCCGATCCGGTCAACGGTAATCGGATCACCAGAATGGCCCTTTAGGTAAATATCAAAATTGGCTCCCTTTTCGTAGCGCCCCGCCATGCTGTCAAATACTCCGCCCTCGGCGGAGGACACGGTGATGCAGCCGCCTTGCGCGTCCATGATGTCCACCAGCTTTTCCGGCGTGGTATCGTCCGCCAGGAGGCGAAAGGGGTGCTTGTCCTTAAACTCCGCACGCATTTCCTCGAAGTTCGCTTTACCTTTGGCGGCGCTGTTCTTGGCCGCCTCCAGGGCCTTTTCCAGCAAGGCCCGCTCGGTCTGGTTTTGTGCAATCTCGGCGGCCTCCGCCGCTCTGACCTCGGCCTCATACTCATAGATTGGTTTATTCAGCGCGGAGATTACGGCGCTCTTTCGCTCACCAGGGGGCGCAACTGCGGAGGAATAGAGGCAAAGCGGTTCCCGCCAGTCTCGGGTAACCTCAACCTCATATCTTCTCTGAAATGCCGTTGCCAGCACGCCGAGCGATAACGTGCCGCCCATTTCCTCCGGGGTCTGTGTACTCTCGGCCAGACACTCCACAAAGGCCCCCAGCGGGCCGGGAAGTGCTTCCACCGGAAAATCCGGGGTCTGAATTTCGTCAAAGGGGATCGGCTTCTCCCAGCCTGTGGCACGCGGGCCAAAAGCCTCCAAAGGATTGCCACCTCTGTCCACAATGGCCTTTGCAGCGTCCGCCATCTGCTGGCAGGTGAAGTCGTTTCGGCTTTTCAGCGTTTCCACCTCGTCCAGCGTGAAGCCGAGCTCAAGTAAATAGTTGAGGGGATCACCCAATGGTATCACCTCTCTGCCTGTTCAATGGCCTGGGCTGACTTCATAATCTCCCCGGCCCTGTGGCGCATGGAGCGCACGCAGGCGGCCCGTTCGTGCTCGGTGGCGGGTAGATAGTACCCCGTGGCGTTATCCGCCAGAATGGGCCTCCCTTCACGCCGCTCCCGCTCGATCATCAGGCGCACCGTGCGCCCGTCCAGGCCCGTCAACTTCTCCAGCTCCCGGCGGGGTATCGCGTTCTCGCGCCCGTGGCTGAGAAGATCCGCAACTTTCCGTTGACCACCGGGGCCGTTAGGGGTAAACTGAGGTTTGGAAGTGGTGTCCGCCTGCATAGCCGACCCCGTTTCCACTGCCCGTCCTAGTGCGCCAACACTGGGGCGGGTTTTCTTTTCCCTGCTCATACCGTGCTCACCTCCGATTGCTTTGCAATCCATTCCCGCAGACCATCCACGGGGATTCTCGTACAACCGCCCAGGCGAATGACAGGGAAATCCGCCCGGTGCATCCATCGGTAAAAGGTTGTCCGCGATACATCCACCAGCCGCGCCGCCTCCGACGGCCTCACGGCCAGGGGTTCCAGCTTGTCCGCCATTAGCTCACCTCCTGGGATAGTTCCCGTATGATGGAGAAAATCTTCTCTTTCTCCTCCTGGGGAAGTTCCTTGCGGAGCTTACGGGAAAAGCTGCAATCCGCAATCCCTAAAGCGTCCGCAATCTGCCAGAGCTTTACCCCGGCCCCTGCGGCTGTGCGTCTGATATCCTGATTGTTCATTTGGAAGTCACCTCCGAAAACTTGTTGTTGCAACCGCCTATTTAGTTTGCTATAATTATTATAGAGCAACAACAACGGACTTGCAAGTGAGCGAGACTTGAATTTTTGAATGGCGCACCTATAGGACATTTTGGAGTGGGGGTAAGTGCTTTGGCAAGGAAAACGGTATCAGACGACTTTAAGGTATTTTCAGAAAGACTTTCTAAACTCATGAAAGAGAGAGGGTTAAAACAGCAGGATTTAGCTAGCGTTCTTGGAGTAAAAAGGCAGACTGTTAGCCTATATATGTCTGGGCAATCTATGCCAGATGCCGAACAGCTTAAAAAAATGGCTGTATTCTTTAGAGTTTCGGCTGACTGGCTTTTAGGGCTAACAGATTTTCGGGATCGAAAAAACTCACAGGTATTGGCGAAGGATCTCGGGCTTTCAGAACATTCGATTGAAGTTCTTTCGGAATATGTTGAGCATTTCGAGGGGAAATATCTTATACCAACAATAAACCTTCTGATAGAGCAAGAGACGATGCCGCCTGACGGCTTTGCAGTATGTTTCGCTCCTGGTATGTCAGAAGATGAGCAGAATGAACTCACGCAGGAGGCAGAAAAAGTATATGAAGAGGAGTATGAAGCTTGGGAAAAAAATAAATATGTCCCCATCATAGAATACATTGAATCTTTTCTTTCGATTGAGCGTGATTCAGAAAAGAAATACGATATAACGAAGTCTGAGATCTTGCCTAAAAAGCGGGGAGGTGGATTAAAGGCAATTCGCTTAAACGGTATTCGTAATATCCCCGCCGCTGATATCGCGGAGAAGATTTTACTTTCAGATATTGAAGATGGATTAAAGAAATTGAAAAAGTATCGGCTACCTACTGATTGAAAATAAAACCGCCCCTGGTGCTGTGAACACCAAAGGCGGCAAGAGCGATAATGACCCGACTAAGAATCAAAACCGCGCCCCTATTGTACCATGAGCGGACGAGCGGGCGCAAGAGGAAAGGAGCAGCACATGGGCAGAAAAGCAGCAGCAGGCACCGGCACGATCCGCAAAAAGACTGTGACCCGCTCGGGGAAACAGTATATCTATTGGGAGGCACGGTTCACGGCTGGGTATGACCCCGGCACCGGCAAACAGGTGCAGAGGAGCATCACCGGCAAGACGCAGAAGGAGGTTGCCCAAAAGCTAAAGGCGGCCACAGCGGCTATAGACCAGGGCACATATATTGCCCCCTGCAAGCTGACGGTGGGGGAGTGGCTGGATACTTGGGCGGCGGATTACCTGGGCGGCGTAAAGCCGACAACGGTAAAGGTGTATAAGAATAACCTCCAGCGGCACATTAAGCCCGTCCTGGGGGCGGTGGTACTCTCTGAACTGCGCCCTCACATGGTACAGAAATTCATCAACGGAATGGAGTTGTCTTCATCCTCCGTTCGGTTGGCCTATAAAGTGTTGCATCAAGCATTGGAAAAAGCGGTCAAGCTGGAATACATATCGCGGAATCCGGCGGCGGGCTGTGAACTGCCCAGGCTGGAGCAGAAGGAAATACATCCGCTGGAGGATCAGCAGGTGGCCGCACTTCTCCGGGCTGTCAAAGGTGGCCGCCTTGAACTGCTGGTGTCTATCGCCTTATTTACCGGACTGCGGCAATCTGAGCTGCTGGGCCTGACGTGGGATTGTGTGGATTTTCAAAAGGGGACGCTGCTAGTCAACAAGCAGCTTTCCCGTATTCTACACCGGGAGGAAAGTGGGCTGTTCCTCTCACCCAAAAGCGGCAAAAGCCGCACCATTACTCCAGCGCCCTCGGTACTCAGAACTCTAAAGGAACAGAGGAGGCGGCAGGCTGAAATGCAGTTAAAGGCGGGGTCCCTCTGGAATAACGCCCATAATCTGGTGTTTACCAATGAGACGGGCGGCCCGCTGGAGCAATGGAGGGTAGAGAAAGACTATCAGGCGGCGGTGGAGGCGGCCGGACTGGTTGGTGCGCGTTTCCATGATCTTCGGCACACCTATGCCGTCAATGCTATTCGGGCCGGTGATGATATCAAGACCATACAGGGCAACCTCGGCCACGCCAGCGCAGCCTTTACTCTGGACAGATACGGCCACTTCACCGAGCGCATGAGACAGGACAGCGCCGCCCGCATGGAGGGCTTTATCAAGGGTGTACTAGGCTTGTAAGGGAAAAAATAAGGGAAAACAGGCCTTGATGGCATATCTTGATCGGCTGGAATTACTGCAAATACTAGAAAGATGAAAAAAGAGCGCCGCAACCAATAGTTGCGGCCATGAAACCCGGAAGCGGTGGCGGCCCAGGCCCGTCTCTGCTATTCTGAACGGCGAGGAGGAGTGCCCATGAATCTGGAGATTGCAAACCGCCTGCTGGCCCTGCGCCGGGAGCACGGCTATTCCCAGGAGGAGCTGGCGTACAAGCTGGGGGTCAGCCGCCAGGCGGTGTCCAAGTGGGAGAGGGCGGAGTCCTCTCCAGACACGGACAACCTGCTCGCCCTGGCCCGGCTCTACGGCGTGTCCCTGGACGCGCTGCTGCTCCACACCCCGGCGGGGGAGGCGGCCCAGGCCGCGCCGGAGCCGGAGGAGGCCCCGGCGGACGAGGACGCGGAGATTTTTGCCGCCGCCCGGGCTTGGGACGCCGCGGAGGAGGCGGAGCAGAAGGCCCGGAAGCGGGCGCGGGCCAAGTGGAAGGAGGGGCTGCTGTGGCTGCTCACCCTGGCGCTGATGGTGATTCTGCCCAACCTGACCTACTGGCTCGGCATCTCGGAGGTCTATGCCGTGGTGGTCACGGTGGCTTTTTTGATCACCGGCTTCCTGCTGGACAACTGGCACCCGGGCTGGATGCTGTTTCTCACCATTCCGCTCTACTATGTACTGATCTTCGGACGTTAAAAATGGAGTTCCCGCAGGGCGGGAACTCCATTTTTTGCACTTTACTGGTGGATAACCCTGCCGG